ACAGGTATAACTGAAAGCACACCAATTTATATTCAAGATTCTATAGATCAAGCTGCTAATGGTTGGTATTTACCGAGAAGTATTTCAACAAATACAAGTTTTCAATACTATGCAAGAGCAAACATACCAAACGGTTCAATTTTTGATTCAACAAAAACTTATCTTTTCGTTGGTGCATTTTATACAGGTGCAGCAATTCCTGCTGCAACAAATGCATTAACATACGTTGGTGATACTGTTACCGTTACTACTAGCGTAGCACACGGATTGAGTCCAGGACAAGCAATCTATATTGTAGGAACAACAGCATCAACAAATGCACCAAATGGATCATATTTTGTTCAAACAACTCCAAATGCTCAAACATTCACGTTTAATACGACAGGAACTACTGGAACACCAACTGGTACAATCACCGCAGTGTTAAATGCGAGTATCTATCCAAGAACATGGGGATCAAGTATTCATCGTGCATTCGATGGTGGTGTTTCATTTACTGATGGATATCCTTATCATGGTAACCAGATTATTCGTCAAACAAGACGTTATTTTCGCTATCAATCGGGTAAAGGTATCCAATTTTCAACGGGATCAAATCTTTGTTCACCTTGGCAAGTTGAAAGTTTAACATCATCTGGTACAACTGTTACAGTTACAACAAAATATGTACACAATTTGGGCGTTGGCGCAGTCATTAGAGTCTCTGGTTCAGATCAGGCTGAATATAATGGCACATTTACAGTAACAGCTATTCCATCAGATACAACATTCACATTTACTGCTTTATCTGCACCAAGTGTAACTCCCGCAACATCTATTGTAAATAATGTTTTTACAGTTCAACCATATCAATGGTATGGAGCACAAATTAGATTAGGAATGTTTGATTCTCAAAATGGCATGTTCTTTGAATATGATGGACAAACTTTAAATGCAGTTCGTAGAAATGCTACAACTCAAATACCTGGATATGTATCAACAGTCACACAAGGCAGTCAAACAGTTACTGGTGTTAGTACGACTTGGTCAAAATCTTTAATTCCCGGCGACTTTATATCTCTTCGTGGTTCAACTTATAAAGTATTGAGCATTGAAAGCGATACGAGCATGACAATCTATCCTGATTATCGTGGAACTTCTTTATCCGGCGCAAATCGTGCAATGATCACAAAAGTGGTTGAACTAAGAATTCCTCAAAGTCAATGGAATTTAGATAAACTTGATGGCACGGGTCCAAGCGGAATGACTTTAGATATCACAAAGATGCAAATGTGGTTTATCGATTATTCATGGTACGGCGCTGGAGTTATTCGTTATGGAGTTAGAAACAACAAAGGTGAAATTACTTACTGTCATAGAATAGCGCATGGCAATTCTCAAGTTGAAGCATATATGCGTTCTGGTAACTTACCAGCACGTTATGAAGTAAATACTTTATATCCTTTAACTACAATAACATCCACATTATCAAATATTGCAACTACGATGAATGTGGCATCTACAGCAGGATTTCCAAATTCAGGAACATTACTCATTAAAGCACCAACTTTAACTGGAGTAATTGAAGCTGTTAGTTATACAGGAAAAACTGCGACATCATTTACAGGACTAACTAGAGCAGTTACAAATTTAACTGGCCCTGGATCATTAACTGGTATGGGATGTAACGCAACAGCGCAAACGTTTACATACTCCGCAACAGCTCCCATCTCAATTGAATATTGGGGACCGCAGTGTGCAACTACACTTAGTCATTGGGGATCTTCCGTAATTATGGACGGACGCTTTGATGATGACAAATCATTCTTATTCAATTATGGTATTAATACTTCCTACTCAGCAACAACGTCAGGAGTAAGATATCCAATTTTTAGTCTTCGTTTGGCGCCTTCGGCAGATAGTGGTATCACCGGTACAATAGGACAACGCGAAATTATTAATCGTATGCAATTGCAACCCGCTAGTGTTGGTGTTTTTGCAACATCTTTTCCTGTTCGTGTAGAATTGATTCTAAATGCTAGAATTTCAGGTGGTACCTTTGTTCCTGTTGGTGGTTCAAGTTTGTGTCAGAGGGCAGATCATACGAATGCACAAACTATTAGTGGTGGTGAAAGTATTTTGACATTCTTTGTTCCACCTGGCGGTTTTAACACTTTCGACTTGCTTAAAGTTCGTGATATTGGAAATAGTGTTCTTGGTGGCGGCAATTCTTTAAATTATCCAACAACTGATAGTAATAAGTATCCTGATGGTCCAGACACATTAACAATTTCTGTAACTCCAATTGGCGGTACTGCGGGAGTTCTTGCACGATTAAATTGGCTTGAAGCACAAGCGTAATTAATAACGCAATGGAGAAAGTAAATGGCAAACCCAACTACAAGATCAGAATTTAAAGACTATTGCTTACGTAGACTTGGATTTCCTGTTATTGAAATTAACGTTGATGATGATCAGATAGAAGATAGAATTGATGATGCTCTTCAATACTGGCAAGACTATCATTTTGATGGTCTACAAAAAGTTTATTATATTAAAAAAATATTACAAACTGATATTGATCAAAAATACTTAGAATTATCAAATTCGAAAGATGCATCAAATAATGCAATGGAAATTGTTGGTGTTACGAGAATATTTCCTGTCACCGATTCACAAGCATCCGTCAACATGTTTGATTTAAGATACCAACTGCGTCTAAATGAGTTATACGACTTCACCTCCGCGTCCTACATCAATTACACATTAACAGCGCAACACCTACGATCACTTGAGATAATGTTCACTGGAGAGGTTCCTATACGCTTTCAGAGACATATGCAGAAACTATACATCGACTGGTCTTGGGGTCATGATGTTTCCATTGATGATGTTGTTATTGCAGAATGTTACGCTGTGATTAATCCAGACGTTTATACTAAAGTTTGGAATGATCGTTGGCTAAAAGAGTATGCTACTGCATTAATCAAGCGAACTTGGGGTAACAATATGAAAAAATTTTCAGGATTACAGTTACCTGGTGGCGTCACATTAAATGGTGATAAAGTTTTCCAAGAAGCTACGGATGAAATTGAAAGATTGGAAAAAGAAATGGAAACTAATTACGGTAGTCCTTTAGAAATGTTTATGAATTAATTATGGCAACCAGTCAATATTTTAATAACTATGGTGCACACTCGGAGCAAAGATTAATAGAAGATATTATTGTAGAATCTATTAAAATAATGGGATTTGATGCATTTTATCTTCCAAATGATAATGATGCAGCAAGAGACTTATTATTTGGTGAAGATCCAGTAAAGAAATTTAGAAGTGCATTTCCATTAGAATTATATCTTTCCAATTCAACTGAGTATATGGGTGAGAAAGAATTCTTTTCTAAGTTTGGATTAGAAATCAGAAATAATGTAAATGTAATTCTATCAAAAAGATCGTTCTCACAAAGAGTTCCACAAAATACTTTTACTAGACCAAGAGAGGGTGATTTGATTTATATACCTTTCTTGAATGGTACAGGTGAATTATATGAAATTAAATTTACAAATCAAACAAAAGATTTCTTCATGTTAGGAAGAAAAGTTCCTTATTTTTATGAATTAGAATTAGAGAAATTCAAGTATTCACAAGAACTTATTGAAACTGGTGTTGATATTATCGATCAAGCGTCAACAGAATCTATGTATAATTTAACAATGAGAGTTATAAAAGATGTTAAAAAAGTTTACACCAGCAATGTTTGGACATCAGCATTGTATACCAGCTATGATATAATTATTGATCCTAATAATTCTAGTTTTGCAAATACATTGGCTGCATTATCAGTTGGAGATCCTCTTATATTCAAAACAACAAGTTATACAAGTGGAATAACTGCGAACGTAGTTAGTGTAAGTACTTTCGGTGGTACCAATTATTTAATAGAAACAGATAGTACTGATTCGGGAACATACTCAATAATACAACTTGATATTTTACCAAGAACTGTTCCAATTTATTATGGTTATGGCTCATTTGTAATTGATGAAATTGTATATCAATCGAAAGACGGTACATATGCAAATTCTTCATCTTACGGTACAGTAACCAGTTGGTCATCAACAACTGGAGAAATATCTCTTGTTAATATAAAAGGAGAATTTGCAAACAATACATATATTTACGGTGCTACGAGTAATTCGAAGTTTTTTATCTACAATATAGATGAATTAGGTTCATCACCTAAAAATGAAAACTTTGATAATTTATTCATAGAAGAATCTGCATCTAAGTATGTGGACAAAACTATTATTAATCCATTCGGTACAATATAATGTCAAACGTACATTACAATAGAATTATTAGAAAAATTGTATTGGGTTTTGGTGATATGTTTAATAACATCACATTAGTTCGATATAATTTAGATGAAACCGAACAAGAAAGATTCGTTGTACCAATTAATTATGGAACAAAAGAATTATATGTTGCTAGATTACAGGGTGATCCAGATTTAGATAAAAAAGTTCAGATTACTTTGCCAAGATTTTCATATGTTCTAAATGGAATTTCATACGATGCAAAAAGAAAATTAAATACAAATGTCAGAAAATTTTATCCTCTTGATACAGGAGCAATAGCACAATATAATCCTGTTCCATATAATTTTGAATTTTCTCTTTATTTGTACGTTAGAAATATAGAAGATGGAAGTCAAGTCGTTGAGCATATTTTACCCTATTTTACACCAGATTACACTATTAATATAGATTTAATTCCAGAAATGGGAATTACAAAAGGAATTCCAATCATTTTAGATTCGACAGACTATGAAGTTACATATGAAGGAAATAGAGACTCAGATACAAGATATGTTATTTGGACATTAAAATTTACTGCACACGCATATTTATATGGTATGATTTCTAATCCTGTTGGATTAATTAGAAATTCAATTGTTAATATTTACGATTTTGACAATAGTTCTAAACTTGTTAAAATACATAGTACACCTACACCGACTGATGCTACAGCAAATGATACATATGGATATACAACAACAATTATGGAGTATCCAGATATTACTGAAGGTTTAAACATTCCTCCAGATTTTGATGGCGATGCATTAATACAAGTCGGAGCAGATGATTTATCGAAACTGAAAGAAAAAGTAACGGATTTAAACTAAAGGATATCAAAAATGTCTAGAACATTACAACTAAAAAGATATGCGAATACGGTTGTTGCCAACACTAGAGGTGCAGCAGGAGAATTGATAGTTGATCTTACAAATAAAACATTAACTGTGCATGACGGCACAACTGCTGGAGGAAGCAGATTAACAACTGAAGCATATGTTTTAAGTAGAGTAAATTCAGCAAATGTTCTAGCTCAATCAGCATTTAATCAAGCTAATTCAGCAAATGTTCTAGCTCAATCTGCCTTTACTCAAGCTAATACAGCAAATGTTCTAGCTCAATCTGCTTTCATTCAAGCTAATTCAGCAAATGTTCTAGCTCAATCTGCCTTTACTCAAGCTAATTCAGCAAATGTTCTAGCTCAATCAGCATTTACTCAAGCTAATTCATCTAATGTTCTAGCTCAATCAGCATTTACTCAAGCTAATTCAGCAAATGTTCTAGCTCAATCTGCCTTTACTCAAGCTAATTCAGCAAATGTTCTAGCTCAATCTGCCTTTACTCAAGCTAATTCAGCAAATGTTCTAGCTCAATCTGC